ATGGATAAGATAGATGAGCTAAATAAAGATGTGATAGTCATCCATCCTCAGCGTGTAATTAAGGATTATGCGGTTGGGGTTTATGCTCGTGTGAGCACAAATCGTAAAGAGCAGTTGGATAGTCTTGCTGTTCAAGTGTCTGGTCTTACTCGTCTTGCTGCTTCTCACATGACTTGGTTTGTTGCTGATATTTTTCTTGATGTTGCTTCAGCTAAGGTTGGATCTTCAAGAAACGAGTTTAATCGAATGATTGATGAGTGCGAGAAAGGTAATCTTGATATTATTCTTACTAAAAGTGTGAGCCGTTTTGGTCGTGATACGAAAGAAGGCTTAGAGGCTATTAGAAAGCTTAAAGCTTGTGGCACGAGAATTATCTTTGAGACAGATAAAATTGATACGGAAACTGTCGATGATGAACTTTTAATCAGTGTGGTTCAGGCTTGTAGTCAAGCAGAGAATGATTGGCGTAGTGAGAATATTGTTTGGGGATTAAGACGTAGGGCAGAAGATGGCACATCAGGTCTTTATAGCAGAGTTTGTTATGGTTATAAAAAAGATAAACATGGCATGCTGATTATTGATGAAGAGCAAGCGAAGGTAGTGAGAGCTATCTTTGATTGGTATCTAGAAGGTTTAAGCGTTGTTGGAATTATTGAAAGATTAAAAAGTAAAGGTGTTAAGTCTCCAAAGGGGAAAGACAGTTGGAGTAAACGGGCTGTTGAGAGCACTTTGACTAGGCGTAAATATACAGGCGATGTGGCTATAGCTGATTCAGGCGGTTCTGACAGGCAATATTTGTATTCGGATCATCATTCCGGAATTATTTCTAAAGAGAAGTTTGAAGCCGTTGAGCTTGAGATGGCGGCTCGGAGTAATGTGGAAGTTGGAGAGGACGGGACTATTGTTAGAAAGAAGAAAAAATATAGCTCGAAGAAATAGGAAGGAGTCGAGATATGGATTGCAGAGGACATGCAACAAGAGAAAAGATTGCTCAAGATTACGAAATTCATCCTAGAGCACATATAAAACTATTAAAAAATCAAAGTAAACATAGTGATGCAGGGCCTATTATTCAAAATGAATACTATATTTTTAATGCTAAGAGAAGAAATGATGGGGAGCTAGAAATAATTCAGTGTGGTATGGGTGCAGCAAGAGATTTTCTTGAATTAATTAAGCATCAAGGGCTACCAATTTTTAATCCCCTAAAAGTTAATTACAGAGATTCAAACGGTGATGAAAGTAATACTACTGGTACTAATAGCTTAAAAAATGTGACCTGGAATGAAACTGCAAAACAACTGTATAACGCAATCATGTGGCTAATTGTATTATGGGATGCCAAACCTGATACGCCTCTCTTTGATTTTATGGATGAAGTAATCAAATACAAAAAATGTGAGCCTTTTGATAGAAAAATCAGAAGAGTAAATACTGCTATACAACATGGAGGCAAAGGTAGGACTTTAACAGAGATGATTGATGATTATAGAAAGTACAATGATTTTAAGAATGATATTTGCAATTTTGAACTTCTTAGCGACAAAATTAATAATATGAGGGACAAAGACGGAAGTAAAATAAAATCCTATTTTTAAGGCTCGCTAGATGGAATAGAAATTATATGCTTGAAATAGCCTAATCAAGGATAGAAAGAGCTGAATGAAACAACCTCCTCTAATAGACGCAGCAACACAGGAAAAACAAGTACCTTAGCCAATTTCCAAATTTAACCTAACAATCTCACGTCGAGACTGTCGTATTGATGTCAAGGGCTTAATAGGTGGGTGCAAATTTGCCCTTGTGTAGCAGGGGTTAGCGAGGGCTATCGTTAAAAGGTTTAGCGTGCGGTGGATTTAGGCTGGCTCGGCGTGGTTTTTGAGTGCAGTTTGGCTGTTTGAGGGAAGATATCAACGCTCTAGGGTCGAGTGCACAGGATGTTAACGTTAAAAAGTGCACACACTTTGCACCCAGCTTGTGAAGTGGGGAATTGAAGTCATAAAACAAAAATAAGGTAAGATTTCACATATAAGGTGTGGTTGTACCTTATTTTTTGGTCTATAACCCGATAATTGAGAAAAATGAGCAATCGTAATAGGGGATAGTCTGCATATTTTCATGTGAATTTTATCTTCAAGATCATACATAATTCGCGATAATTACATTAATGCCAGGATGAAAGTTGGTGGAAATATCTGGTGTATATGTGTTATAACATTTTCGTTACAGTGTATTAACAAGACATCATAAATGCTTTACAATTATGGTGAGAGTTGAGAATGCAACATTCGTCTATGATGTTGCGGATTTAGCTCTATAGGAGGTTTTTACTTGAAAGAGAGGAGATGATTATTATGAAGAAGCTAACACTAGAAGAATCTCGCTCGATTAGAGCTGGATGGATGTGCGTTGTCTGGGGTTTCATCTGCTGGGGATGATTCTCTAGTTCTGCATATGATTATATTACCAGATTTCATTACAACAGTAGATTAGGTTAGTCTCATTGTAGTGTTCTAATTGTAATCTATTTGCGTAATTTAGTATTTGAGAAAATTGATTTGATTGTATGATGCTTTTTAACATTTGTGATTAAATCTGTAGCGTGGAGGCTATGATAGCCTACACGCCTTGAAACTTTGAGGAGCTCAATAGATGGTGGCTTATCCTCATAATATGCAAAATTTGACTTCAGATTGCGGTATTGCAGTTATCAAATCATTGCTAGAAAATTATCATAGATTTAATGAAAGAAGTTTTAAATCGGTTGTTTCTAGTTTAGATATTGAGCAAGGTTTATCTTTGTTTAATATTGAAGAGGTTTTGAAACAATGAAGATTTTTATAGACAAAGTCTTGGAGTTAAAAAAGACTGCGATGATTTTTATTGTTACTCATGATGCAATGTTCGATAAAATTGCTGATGAAATAATAGATTTGGATGTGATTAAGAAATGAAAAGCAAAAAATGGATATTTGCAGCTACCATAGTAATCCTAGGTCTTGTCAGTCTGCTGTATGTAGGGTATAAGACAAATAATGTTCGTTTTGGTATGGTTCGTGATGATTTGCCAACACTAGTTTCAGGAGATTATAAGAATAACGATAACTTATCGTTAAAGCCAGGAGTGTATGCTATTTATGCAAAGAGAGGCAAAGGAGAGATACGCTTTGCTGGAAAGCTGTACAAGCTTGATGATGCTCTTTTTGTGCGTGCTCAGAAACAGCCAGGAAATGTTAAAAATGCTGTTATCTACGAAGAGAGTCCTAAAATTTTTATTGGTGAAGATAGTAAGATTTCTGTAAAAGGAGATCGGAAATTTTTAGTTTCATTTGTTAAGAGGTAATCTTATGAAGATATCTCATTTGAAAAAATCATATGGGGGAAAAGTCGTTTTAGATGACATTTCTTTGGAAAGCAGTGCTGGGCAAATTATTGCGTTAGTAGGCAATAATGGTTCAGGAAAAACCACGTTAATGAAGTGCATTGCAAATTTGATAGTTGATTATCAAGGCAATATTGAATTGGACGGTTCACTTTCATTTGCTATTGAGAATCCATCTTTTTATGACGAATTTTCTGTACAGGATAATCTTAGAGTGTTTGCTGCTTTGATGGGGAGAAAAGACTTTAATTGTGATAAATTATTGCATCAGGTGAGTCTCGACGAAGCAAAAAATAAAAAGTTTAAACAATTGTCGCTAGGTATGAAGCAAAAATTAAATATTGCTAGAATATTGCTCTCAAATAGTGAAATTATTCTTCTTGATGAACCTTTCAATGGATTAGATGTTCTTACTATAAAGCAGTTAAAAGACACTATCTTGTCATTGCGCTCACAAGGTAAAAGCCTTGTAATTTCAAGTCATATATTAGATGAGTTAGGTGAAATTGCTGATATTGTATGGTATTTAAAAAAAGGGAAAATTCAAAAAATTGTTAATTTTAATGATAATCTAAGAATTTATAATGTGATTGTTGTAAATGGTGTGGATATTAGTGAATTGCTTTCTAACAGATATGAGGTTTTTTGTCGTAGCAAAGATAACAAAGAATCAACTTTTAGAATTAAATTGCCTAGAGAGGATATTGCCAAGGTTCTTAAATTGCTGATTGAGCATGGGGTACAAATCGTGGAATACAGTGATATTACGCATGATATTAAAGATTTTATGTTGGAGGAAGATGATGATGAAGTACTATATAAAATCAGAAATTATTAAGTTTAGTCATCAGAAGCTTTTCTTATTGTCTTTTGTTTTGTATTTGGCATGTTGCGTGTTTATAGTATTTCAGGCTAAAAGAGGTGCATTTTTATCACAATATAAATTCTTTTCAACGATAACTATACTATTTTTAAGCCTATATCAGATATTATCAATTGGTGAATGGCAAGAGAAGAAAATTATTCATCATTATCTAGAGTATATTCCTAATAGGATTAAATTATTGTGTTTTATATATGGTGAATACGTAAGCATTTATCTAGTCGTAAATTTGGTATTTTTGTCACTAAAATACTCGTCTCTAGGGATAGTTATGCATCAACTGCTCGTATATCCGATAATTTTCCTTTTGTATATTGCTATAAATATGAATCTGTTGATATATTTTGAAAAAGTTGGTGTTACAATGATTCTTTCCTTTATATTATTATGGATATTGCCGAATTTAATAAACATAATATTGTCTCAAACATCCGTGTATTCTTTTCAGATATTTTATTATTTATCACCAGACTCGTTCACCGCTCTTACGTCTGCAACTTGTATTATTGCTCTAATGTATATTGTTGTGTTTTTCCTATTGTCGTTATTACAATTTACGAAAAAGGAGTACTGAGTTATGAAAAGTGTAGTATCTCGTATACTTCCAGCTATTGTCATAATGTTATTCGTTGGTTTTATTGCATATATTCATTTGAGTGGCTTAAGACCCTCATTTTCAGTATTACAGGAGAATAATATCTCAAATCTTAAAACTGGAGAAGTGCTTTATTTTGGTAGTTCAGGCTGTGGAGCATGTCAGGAATTCAATAAAGTTCTAAAAGAATATCAAGATGAAACGCATACTAAAATTTATTATTGGGATGCCACAGACACGAAAATTGTGAGAAAGGCAGCTGAAATAAAGATTTACAATACTCCAACTATTGTAATGAGGAAGCGTGGGAAACTGGTAATTTCTCAAGGATATAAGAATTTGAAAGAGTTAAAGACTTTTGTAGAAAGCTAGTAGCGATGAAGAAGATTATTTTATACATTGTTTTAGTATTAAGTCTAATTGCAAATGCTTATTTTATTGTTGGACAAACTTACGAAAAGGATATGACGCATCCTACATTGACTATGTATGATAAGTTAAATAGCCTGTTGGAAAAAAATTTTGTGTTGCGCAATAATGATGGAAAGAAGCTTATAGTTTATTTTGGAAGGCCGGGTTGTGGTGATTGTAATAAATTTGATCAAATATTGGGGGAAATGATCGACAAATATAAAATTAGTGATAGATTATATTATGTCAATGTTGAGAGGATTCACGAAAATAAATCTGAATGGCTTCAGTTTAAGAAGAAGTATAACATTAAAGGTACTCCGACGTTGGCTATATATAATCATAGAAAATTGTTAACAAAACTAGATTTTGAGGAGCATGGCGGATTCTCTCTTAAAGAACTAGAGATGTGGATTAGTAGAAATCTTGTTTCAGAATAACTAATAATGCAAATGCTTGATTTTTATGGTTATTTCCTAGAAAGTGTGCATAGAATTGGTGTGTCGTTACCATATTCTCATATTCCTGCCAACCCTTTTCGTATAAACAAGTATGAATCCTCCCATGGTTTGTACGGGATTAATCGCGTTACCGTACCCTGTTATTTCTTCTTTTCCTCGTGAGGAGTATTTATAGTTTTTGTTTAAAAAACTTAACAGCCATTTCATAAACAAATGTAACAGTTTTTTACGTGTTATATCTTGGCAATGTTGTATTAAAAAAGAGCCGCATGTTTCGCATATCTCCATCGTATTTTCTTTGCACTGGTTTTACCATTCTTAACCATCTTGTTGCTGCATACACTACAAATGGGATTATTGCAAGAGTTCATCATTTAATTACAACAGTAGATTAGGTTAGTTTCATTAAAGTATTCTAATTGTGGTCCATTTGCATAATTTAGTATTTGGGGTAATAACCCTATTTCTATTTGTTATAAGTAAAACTTAGAATACCTTATACATTTTATGTGTTATCAAAAATAACAACAACAATTGTATTGCAAAAAATTATGGAATAGGATGAGTGTTAAACCTAATGATAGGTCTTTTATATATTGTAATTACAAAGGAGAATTTCTATGAAATGTCATATTTTTAAGTCTATTGCTGTAGTTGTTGTAGCATTATCAACCTGTATTTCTCTGGTATCAACTGCTCAAGCTAGTGAGATAGTGGATAACGGACCAAGTGTTGTAGAAAGCAATGTCAGTGATGCGAATATAGATAATTATGCTAAGCGTCTTGAAATTATTTTTTCAAAGTATCTCAAGTTTAATGAAATTAATAAAAAATGGACTATAACACAAGCAGGGGAGTTTTCTCATGTTCCGAAAGAAGTGCTTGAGAATTTAATTCATAAGCTCAATGCAAATGCATCTGTTGGTGAGATTTCGTCTAATGATAATCATGCAGTGCGTTCGAAGGATTATGCTAAATGTGTACTTGAAACTACTGGTATAAGCACCCTTATTGGAGTATTTAATGGTGCTTTAACAAGGTTACTTGAAAATCAGCTTTGGAAGCAAGCTGCTATGTATATTTTAAAGGCAGTTGGTCCAGCCGCATTTAGAGGTGGAGCTGTGGGCCTAGCTGCAAGTTTAGCAGCTTCTGCTATTTGGTGTGCGACTCCGTGGAGTAAGTGAGGAGGATATTCTTATGTACAAGGTTCTTATGTTCGTGCTGAAGTTGGTTATGTTTACAGCTGTGAATTTTATGTTCCTTTACTTGTCGATGGTGGTATACGGCCATGATTTTGGTGTGATGTTCAAAACGTATGGGAATGCGCTCGGTCCGTTTACGTTCATGCTTGCTTTGATGACAACGATGTTGTTGCCTAATGAAGGAACTATTTTTGAGGGTAAGCGGCAAAAAGTGTGCTAAAAAACCGAGTTTTCGTTGAAATGTCAATGAAAACTCTCTGTTGTTATGCTAAAAAAGCTTAACATTTAGTATTACTTGACATTGAAAACAAAAGGGGCTTAGGACAATTTTTTAGACATTTTGTGCAATCATACCACGATGTTCCATAATTGTCTTTTAAGCCCCATTTTAATTCTGTGGTTGTTGTAAGAATCAATATAAGTATGAATAGCTTGACGTAATTTTTCTGTACTATCCCAGTTATGTTGCAAGAAGGTTTTCTCTTGCCAGAAGCAGGCTATCTTCTTGATATTAAAAACCATAAATAGATTCAAAAATGCATGTTTAGAACATTTGAGCCAGTCTGTTTCATTATAACTATTCTCTTTAACTACTCTAATCTTGCGCTCTAAAAGTCCAATACGTTGCTTAAGTGGAATTATTTTGCCGGTTGTTGCATTATAACGGGGCTTCTCCGCACGTTATTTCCATTCGACGTTCATCTACATATGTCATCCAATTTGTTGAGCGTTTCTCTGAAAACTCAATTTTTTCTGTGGTAGAAATCCAACTTTTATATTTATTATGGTTAAAAATATCTTTTTACCAAAACACGCTTCTAGTTTCATTACGTGTTGGCACAATGAAACCTTAGCCTTGTACTCTGAAACTTTTTGTAGGAATCCTGAAACTTTGACATTGAGTTTTTAACCATTAGCTTGGAGCATCATACTATTTCTTATTGAAAATAAGAAATAGTATCTCAAATAACACTTAAAAGATAACATACAAAAAATGACTCTAACATATAGCTAGAGCCATCTGATAATAAACAATGCTAATTACTTAAAACAAGCAGTGCCTACTTATTGTTTTTTCTTCCATCATTTTCTTCTTGTGTATTTTACATTTATTCATTGAGGACATGTAGAGTTTAACAATTAGTATTTTTATGACTGGCATACAAATATGATGCAAGAGTGGTAATAATTGCTATAGCGAACATCAGAGGTATTACCACATGCACTGGCAACAAATGTAACAAGACAGATAGGATAGTCAGAACTATGATTGACGCGATTCTCGTCATCATAGATGCAAGTGACGTTAAGGTACTGAGGGCTTTTTCCGTAAGATTTTGGCGTAGTTGCGCATTGATATCATTAGAAACAACCCAAAATATGGCAACAAATATACTATACGCAAATATTTGTATGTATATATTTACTGGCATTAGTAACAATACGATACAAAATACTGTTGCGCATAATACGTAAGGTAATAGTGATGCCAATTTGTAACGAGCCAGTATTCCACGCATGGAAACGAATGAAACGACAAATGACACTGACTGAAATAGTACGTAGAGAAGACCTAAATAGTGTTGTTTCATGCCAATTTCCAAGAAGAATGATTGCCAAAATTGAAAGTGTGATTGGAAAAATATTTGTGTTGTGGCAAGTGCGCAAAAATAAATGCCCACATTTTTGTTGTCAATAAGTTCACGAACACCTTCCGTAAAAACGTGTTTGATTCTAGTAATATATGCGCTGTTGTCTTGTGGTATTGTACCAATGTTTTTAGCTGGGAAACATATAAAAATAGTAACTATACAAATTGTTGCACCGATAAGTGAACACCAGTATAAAGAAAAACCTATCTGCTGATATATGAATGATCCGAGAAAACCAGAAATAATCATGCATATCGTAGCAATCCTCGTATCAAGCCTTACTAAAGTGTCGACCATTTTTGCAGAAGATTCACCTGAATGATCATAGTGATCTCGTACACGTAAAATAATTTCATTACCAATAGTTCCAGAATCAAAAGCTACAGATACTCCATAAATAAACCATGCAATGGTCATAGCTTGAAGCCCATGTGCGAAGTAAACAATCAAGAAAAAAGTAATGATTAGAAACTTTGACCATAAATAGACGGTTCTTCTCGAAAATGCGTCAGATAGAATGCCACTAGGAATCTCGCACAACGCTACAGCAATACTGAATGCAATTTGTATGGTAGCAATGTCAGCGAAGGATAATCCTTTTTGAATGAGTAACGGCGTAAGAATCGCATGAGGGAGAGAAATTGAAAGCATGTAAATTGCTGCAACGGAGTAATATACAAATATGTTTCTCTGTAATGGAGTAGGTAGTGTGCGCATATTATTTTCCACAATATTTGCACTTCCAGTCTTTTTCTACAGGAAGTTCATAACGTTTAAGCGTGCGTGTGTCAATCCCAATGCGCTTATTGAACGATTGTACGCCTTCCTTATCACCTACAATATACGAGATAATGTCACTCATTGCCATTGCTGAAGCAAGTGCATTATTCGTAAAGCTAGAAGGAGCTGAATAGTTACGGTTAATTAATTCGTACAAATTATTGGTATCGGTTGCACTGCATTTTGCTTCCACACTTAATGCGTTACCGCATAGTGGGCATGCATGATCTCGATCGTAGAGTGGACCTATAGCTGCAATATCATTGAAATATCCAACATTAATAAATGGGACTTCATATTCAGCAAAACATTTCGTAGTATCTTGTAGAATTCCTGCACTATCTGCAGACAATATGCAGAACATTTTCCCTTCATTATTAGAAAGTATTTTTGATAAAGTTTGGTAAGAAGTCTTACTGGAATATGTTTCTATTTCAGCTTTGCAACCTCTTTCACGTAAGGCCTTAGCAAGAATTTCAGTTTTCAGTTGCCCGATATCTGAACTAGTGAATAAAAATTGTCTATTGAGATTAGATTCTTCGATATGATCAAAATCTATTAAGACTATTTTCCTTACTGGGAGTGAAGAAATAGCATAAGAAATAAAATTACCAATACCTCCGCATCCAGCAATAATTATTGTGTAGTCTCCGAAAGTATTTTTCATATCGAACGTACGATTGAAAAGACTATCAAGGAAAAGTTGATTTTTAATATATAATTCCTCGCATTCAGAAAGGTATGTATTAGTAGTTTTTATGAGAAAATTATGGCTAGTCAACCATTCAATATATTCCCACGGAAAATGATTATTACTTATATAAGTTTTTAATTCTTCTAAGCTTCTGCCTTGTAGACAAAAGGCTAGAATAGAAATATAGCTATCAGCAGTTGGTCGATCAACAAATTCTTGATGAGTACCTAGCCCCATGATGCATTGCGCTGCACCTTTTTGTGAGCGAAAAGTTTTTGAAGTAAAAAACATAGAAATCTCCTGAATGAGAATAACGTTAATAACAGCACGACGAGAATTATTCATTCTCTTCGTGCTGTAAAAGATCTATTATAGAGATCATTATTTATTAGTAATCAATCAGTTTGATGGAGTTACGTGCATTCTTATCACCTCTTTTCATTACTGAAAATTACCGCAGCTATCATACACCTGAGTAAGTTTATTTTAAATTGTTCGGTGATTCTTTTATATGAACTAAAAAAACCAGAAAATTTTTAAGATAAAGTTGAGAATTCTAGAAATTTTACGAAATAAATTATTTTATCGTGTAAGTTGAAAGGATAGATATTTATAGGATTATTTCCAAAAACACACCCTTGTCTAAATAGCACATACCTCTAAAAGCAAAAAGACACCCCTAAAAAAGAAAAAATCCAGTGTCAATCCACGCCAGACTTTAATTCACGTTCTTCTGTTTCGCAAGCCTATAATAAGCTCTTATTTACAGCGTTTTTTAAGCAACAGCCACCAAACTCTGTATTATTGCCTGTAAATACATTTCGTCAACTAAATTATTTTGTTCATTGCAAATCCAAGATGGAGTAAAAGCTTCTGCTTTACCTTTAGCGCGTGACGCTTGTAAATCACGAGATTTTGCAATTCTGAGAGCAATTAATTCAGAATATTTTCCAGTAATAGATGCGACTGTAATTTCTGCATTAGCTTGATGCAAGCTACTAGCCTCTTTATAGTCATCTGTAGCCCACACAATATTATGTTTTGTGGTTCTATCGAGTAATAGAGTGGGTAAAAGCTTAGGACAATGTTGAGCTAAAACCTGTTCATCAATATTTTTAGAAAATATGTTTTATATAATCCTGTCGCACTCATATATTCTTATCATCAGTTTTTACTTGTTTCGCTTCGCAAATATCGCTAATGCCACATTCAAGATATTGACAGATGCGTAGTAGTGTCTCTGTATTCACGTTCTCACCTTTGCTAATTCTAGCTATGGAAGCTGATGATATTCCAGCATCACGTTTTAAGTCCTCTTTCTTTTTCTGCCTATCAATAAGCAGCTTCCACAAATGCGTGTAATCAAGTTCAATCTGTAATTGTTTTTTGTTAGTATTTGTCATATTATTTCTTTCCCCACTCTTTTCCAAATAATGCTTCTGCGTTACTGTCAAGGCGTAGGCATCTGCTGTTTTTTATAATCTCTTTTGCATTACCGTTGTATTTGTCAATTTCATCAAGCGCGATGAAGATTTGCTTATTTTTAATCGTGTTATAGTGTGCGAGTATTCGATTTACTGCTTCTGTTTCTATTTGCTTAAACAGGAAAGAGTCCTCCATTATGACAGGTAGTTTTGAATGTTCTAACAACGCAAGATCGAAACTTAAAAGACTTCTATAACCTGAACCAGTACCAGTATCATCAGCAATCGCATAACTATACGAATCAATATTTTTCAGACTAAGTTTTGGGGGATTCCTTTTCTCGTCAGTAAAACTTTCATCAACCTTTTTCAAGTAATTATTAATTGACTTTTCTATTTGATTAAGAAGATTTTTTGTGGTTTCTTCTACGATACCTTGAGTCTTTTTGAGAGTTTCCCTATTTTCTTCCTTTACCAAATAGTTTTTGTTCGCATTCTGAAGACTTGAAATTTCAGCTTTTAACTCATGATATGTTTGAGCAGTTGCTGCCGTAATGCTAGGAGCAGTAGTGATATTAATTATTTGCTCATCTAGGTGGTTGAGCCTGTCATTAACGATTGTCAATTTTTCTTTAGTAGCTTCGATTTCATCAGTTACTTGCTTAGTGAGCAGTTTCTTAATGCCCGCATGAAAACCTTCAATTTTAGTAAGATAATCAATGTCCAATTCAGGTACAAACTCTTTTAATTGTTCAAAGTCTGCTTTATTAAAACGTTCACTTCCAATAGCGTGATTATTAATGAGAGCGTTTAACCGATTAGTTAAAATGGTTCGTTGCCTGTATATAGGTGTTTGTTCTCGTTTTAACTCAGCGACAATTTTTGCTTGTTCCTCGGTTAATTCTGATGGTAACTTTTCTCCAAAAGAATTCTGAACCTCTTTTAGTTGTTCTTCTAATTCCTGGATTCTTTTAGCATTGTTTTCAAAATCATTCTTACTAGAAGCAATATTCAACTGATAAACAGAAGATGCTGTTTTGGCTGCAGTGAGCGCATTTTTAGCGTTTTCTTCGTTTTCGTTTTTTGTTTTCTTTGTCTTCCGGATCTTTCGGGTTTCGCATCCCCGGTGAGTTTTCCGCTGTGTGTGCACGGGCGGAAAAGTTCTGTGCGCACGGGCGGACAGGTTTTTGCGCAGGCGCGCGGAAAGGCGTACAGAAATCTTATAACCAGTGGAAAGATTGGCTTAATCAAAAAACGTTCCGTAGGAATGTTTCTGAAGAAAATATTCCTTCTTGGGTAAGAAGTAATCAACAATGGTGGTATACGCACCAGACAGCAAGAAAAGCTTATAATCTGCTTGCTATACAAGTTAAAAATGGTACACACTATTTACCTTTCTTGATCCTCTACTATTAGAGAAAATGAGCGTTCCTATTCCTAGTACTACTAATGCTTTAGAAGGTGGCATAAATTCACAGATAAAGAAATTGGTAAGTTTCCATAAAGGATTATCTGAAGATCACATGCGTAGAGATATAGAATGGTGGTGTTACTTCAATAGTGAAAATCCTTCAAATCCTAAACAATTTATAACTTCTGAATGTTTTAAACCAAAAACTAAAAAAAATTATTATTGATGATAATCCAATCGGACCAGCTCATTTAGACACTGAATTTGACTTATATAAAGCTGACTATCATCCAGATATTGCAATCAGAAAAGGGACTATGCGTTAACGACACGCCGACCAATAGACACACTTTTTGGCCGATTACCCTTAGTTTCCCCTACACGCACGACAGAATAAATCGGGCTTGACACTGCAAAATCATTCACAAGCATCAAGCCCAATACGTCAATTGCCGATCATTGCAACCATTTTGGATTCACAGCTGGAATTCCCGGATATAAATTCGTATTTTTCTGAGCTGTCAAATAGAGAAAATCTTTATTAACTTTTATTTTTTTCAATAATTTTCCAGTCTTCCTATCAAATCGTTCGATAACAAAATCTTTCAAATCAGAGGTATCGATAATCGATGGTATACGAACTATTTCATGGTTTCCTACCAGCAAACGATAGTTGACGCCCGCTGACGACTCTTGACGCGTAGTTTTATCTAACAATCGGCGAAGAACACCTGTTTGCGTATCAAGAGTAAAAACTCGTCCATTCTCGGTATCAACAATATGAAGAAGCTTTTCATCGTATGCCTGTGCGTTTATGTAGCCAGCAATCTCATAAGAGACTGTGGTCGGACCATACAACACTTGACCTTTGCTGTTCTTCAATGGAATTGTTGTTATTTTACCAGTTTTCACATCCCATCGCACAAGAAAATGTTCCTGAATAGCTTTAACATCATCATCAGAATCGCTGTGTTCTACTGCCATATCCTTTGTGCGAGCAGACGATGGACCATACGAATATAAGAAAGTAATCACACCATTGTTGCATCGTGGGCTATAAGCAGCATCAATTACTCCTGTAGATTCATTTTTTCCTTGATATAATTGCTCACCCACCATGTCTTTTTCATTGTGCCGCGATACCTCATTTAGGCCAACATTTGCTTCATTGACCATGCGATACAATACAACTTCATGCTTGTCTGTTTGAGCAATTGCATACGCTTGATTGCCACAGGTAGAACAAGTTTTAATAAATAGGCTCTCTGAAAATTGTATTGTTTGCTGCTTACTCTCACCTTTAGAAGTCGTAGAAAGAATCTTATATGTTGTTTTACCTCTATGCTTCATCATGCTTTCGTCATACAGATCAACAAAACCGCCATTAGCAAGAGAAAATGCAAAATTCTGACGTTGCACCTTTTCTATAGAGTTTACCGTAGGTTTTCCAGCGTTCACTGGTATGAAATAACTATCACGGGAATCTGTATAGTGAAGCGCCTCAGTATTCCAAATTGGCGTTTGGCCTTCTATATTGCTCACCTTATGCAGCTTAAAACTGCCATCTTCATAAACAATTGACATAAATGCGTTGCCATTGGGAATAAGAGATGTCTGAGGGTTATGCAGCGGGATTGCAACAACCGCATGCTGCAACCGAAGATTTTCAAATTTCTCCGAATGAGCAGATACTGTATATTCTGTCGATAAAACCCAATGAAAGACACCTATAGTAACGGCTGCAATTACAGCAATTATACCTATAACCCCGAAAATCCAGACTACTACTCTATGAGTTTTATTCCCAGTTGTGAATGAAGATTGAGGTGCAGCATTACGCACATAATCATCATTCACTCTCTTGTGAGCTTCAGATTCATGAATAAATTTTTTCCACATAATGACCGCACCTCAACTACTGAACATATTGATATTCCCTAACATATCCAGAATTTTTAATATCATATGGCCACACATATTCACCACTACCAGTATCCAAATCAATACCAGCACCATAATAATATGCAGCCCACACTAATTGAGAACAGTTAAGACCTCCCCAATCATTTCTATTAGTATCAGTAATATCTGCATTGTAACCCCTACCAATATAACCAATTGCCCGACGCGCCGCTTTATCGCGGTTTCCCTGGGAAGTTTTTACTTCAAGAATAGAGGCACCGCCGGCTGCGACACTATTTTTCCTTGATACTCGATGAGCATTCTGGAACATCCCTACTGCTTCGACAATATCATCACGATTAACATAAATTCCAGTATGCCCATGCTTCCAAACGAAAAATGATGAATTATTAGAAACAAAAATATCTCCTGTATGACGAGCTCTTGGTAACTGTGTATTCCCACTTCTTACAGAGAACCTCGCAGTATCTAACACTGAATCACGAACCGATTTCTCCACCCTACTAGCAATCGAGTCAGGGCTCTCACCAGTGCGACGCGAGGTCTCCTTTATCTGCTCATCAATTTCTTTTTCACTGAGTGTGTGATTCAGATAAGTTGATATATCCCCCAGTCTTTGCTGATAATTCTCATTATTATCTTGTCCAAATGCCAATGGGGAAAAAGTAAATAAACAAGCAGCAGAAACAACTACAGATAGACTTCGCATTATTATATTTTTCATAATATCTCTTTCTCGATAAGAAGGCATACTATGCATCTTTACAATAGTAAAACACCTTGCTCTTATTGTACGCTTCTATGAAAAAATATGCAATACTCTTTCCCTGCAATCTCGTGAATACGACACCGTATATGTGCGTATTTGTCAGGTTTTTGAAGAGCCTTTTTAGCATAGTAATAACTTGAACGTTTTATCTGAAGTGTTTTAATCAGAAGCTCTAACGGTAATACTAAAAGTAGTTAGGCCTATAACACTTTTTGCGGAGTGAGGATTTCTGATATTAATACGGTTGGGATTATATTAGATTTGTTGGGATTGTATTAAATACAGTTGGGACTTTATTAGCTACGGTTGGGACTCTATTAGAGCGTGGCTAATGCTCGTTTTGTTTTCTAAAACGGGTGTTGTTTAACGAGAAGGGGGGTGAAAACATTGTTAACGCTTAAACCTCAAAGCACGTAGCTTTCAAGGCAAGTGTGGTTTTTACATGTCAAACTGTTATAAAAACGAGATTATTCCACTCTTTTTTACACTCATGATACGGGTTTTAAGAAAGAGCGGGTAAATGTTATAAGAATTTTTGGAACAATTAACAAGATTGTGGTTAATGATTAATCAATAAGACACTACTAATAAACAGTTAAAGCCTGATTAGCTATAGGGCGATGAGATACGTCAATAGGATCCTCATGGTTTTTTCATGACTCCTATGAAGTACCTCTATTCTACTATGGCTGTTTTTCAGGTATTAGAGTCGGTGCTTCATAAAGTATCGGCTCTTTTTTGTATGTGTCTTCACCCTACCGCTGCAGGCGGGAAGGGTGAGCATGAGGACTCGTAAAACTAATAGCAACGATCGAGCAACATATAAGTATACAAGTTGTGTTCGTAATGAAGATGGTAGTTATAGTGAAGAAACTATCGAGATTAAGCCGGGCGAAAATGGTGTCACTGAAGCGGATATTAAGATGCTTCACTCAATGGATGACAGCGAGGTTTACTACAACAATAAGAATCTGCGTCCTGCTAGAACTGCTGAAGAAAAAGCTGAGATTGAAGCGTGGAAAGAGAAGTACATCAAACGTTTCGAAGAAAGATACGGCTACAAACCAAACAAAGACGACGTTGACTACTCTGCTGAAGAGCATTTCCCGCGTAACTATAATCTTTCGCTTGACTTCGATGCAGATGGCGAGCTTGAAGTAGATAAAAGTCATCTTGCTGAAGCTCTCAGTACTACTGATGATTATGGTTTTATTACCAACGATTATGGTTTTGAAATGTCAGAAGAAATGGAGCATGCGTTTTCAACGCTTACTGACAAGCAGCGTCAGGTTATTCGTTTGATGTTTATTGAAGGATACACTCAGTCAGAGATTGCAAGCATGCTTGGTATCTCGTCTGCTGGCGTGAAAAAGCATCTCGATAGTGCCATCGTAAATCTTAAAAAAGTTTTACCAGAAAAATTCTAGAAATTTTATTTGGAGGAGGTTAAAAACTCCTCCTTTTTCTTTGCCTGTGATGTGTAAGGAAGAAACCCCTTACAGAAAGGAGGCAAAACTCGTGAAACACAAGATCGTTATTAACGTCACCGGTGAAAACGGTGAGAAGAAACAGGTTCTACGTGGAGCTGTGATGCGATTACCTCAACGGTTTATCCGCTGGCTGTTTGGTGATTACTCGCAAGTCTACCTATTAAATCCTGGAAAGAGTGTTCAGTCAGTTGATGTCAAAGAAGTTTAAGGAGGAAAAACCGTGAACAAGGAAATATTGAGAGAAGTCATCAAAGACTTGGAAAACTTAACAGCTCATCTTAAAACGCTATTTGATGATGCCGGTGCTTCTAGTGCTGGTTGTAAAGAAACAGCTCCTAATAATAAGGAGTCTGTTAAAAAGGTGAGTTTAGAGGATGTGCGAGCGGTTTTAGCAAAACTTAGCCAACATGGTAAAACCGCGGAAGTAAAAGCGCTTATCGTCAAGTTCGGAGCTAACAAGCTTTCAGAACTTGATGAAAGTAAGTACGCTGAGCTTCTTGAAGAGGCGAAAGGTATGACAAGTGACTAAGCATGCTTTACTTTCCCCATCTTCTGCTCACAGGTGGATTAAGTGTACTCCGAGTGCTGTTTTAGAAGAAAAGTTTGAAAACACTACTTCTATGGCAGCTGAGGAAGGAACGGCGGCACACGCGTGGTGTGAGTATAAGCTGAATAAGCTTCTTAATCGTCCGTGTGAAAAACCGTCAACAGAGTATGACTCAAACGAGATGCAGGAATGCTCGGATGCTTACGTGGATTTCGTAATGGAAAAATACGAGCAGGCAAAACTTAACTGTCAAGATCCTATCCTTCTCATCGAGCAGAAAGTTGATTTTTCAGCTTACGTGCCGGACGGGTTTGGTACAGCGGACTGCATTATTGTAGGCGAAAAAACTCTGCAGGTTATCGACTTTAAGTATGGTCAAGGCGTGCTGGTTGATGCTTACGAGAATCCGCAGATGAAATGCTACGCGCTTGGAGCTTTAACGCTTTTCGACAGCTTGTATGAGATTCAAACTGTTGAGATGAGTATTTTTCAGCCAAGACGTGACAACGTATCAACTTTCACACTACCTGTCGCGGAGCTTATTTCTTGGGCTGAAAGCGTGCTTAAACCTAAAGCCGAGCTTGCAGGCGCAGGCGAAGGCGAATTTGAAGCCGGTGACTGGTGCAGGTTTTGCAGGGCAAAAGCCACGTGCCGTAAACGTGCGGAAGAAAACCTTAAACTTGCAGAATTTGAGTTCAAAGAGCCATCTGTTTTAACAGATAGTGAGATTGAAGAAGTACTCACGCTTATACCTAAGCTCACGAAGTGGGCTGATGATGTTTTAGCGTACGCCACAGATTCCGCTATTAACCATGGTAAAGAGTGGTCTGGTTTCAAGCTCGTAGAAGGCAGATCAGTTCGCAAGTTTAAGGATGAGACAGCTGTTATTGAGAAAGCAAAAGCCGCAGGCTTTACTGACATTTTCAAAACTAGTCTTATTGGTTTAACAGAAATGCAAAAGCTGATGGGCAAGAAAAAATTTGAGGATATTCTGGGCGACCTCATTATCAAACCGTCCGGGAAACTTACGCTCGTACCAGACTCTGATAAGCGAGCAAAAGTTAATGTTTCAAACGCAAATAACGAATTCAAAAAGGAGAATTAGTACTATGTCTAAATTAAATAACACGAAGGTTATCACCGGTAAGAACACGCGTCTTTCCTATTTTAACGGTTGGGAGCCAAAGTCTATTAACGGCGGTCCTGAAAAATATAGTGTTTCACTGCTTATCCCTAAAAGTGATGTTGAAACAGTAAACGCTATTGAGAAAGCTATTGATGCTGCTATTGAGGAAGGTGTCGGTAAGTTTGGTGGTAAAAAACCAAACAAGGCTGCTCTTAAAACACCACTCAGGGACGGGGATATTGAGCGTGATGATGAAGCGTATAAAGGACATTACTTCATTAACGCGAACTCAACCACGGCTCCGCAGATTGTAGACAAACAGGTAAAACCAATCATGGACCGTAGTGAAGTGTATTCAGGCTGCTATGCGAGAGTTTCCATCAACTTTTACGCGTTTAACTCTAACGGTAATAAGGGAGTTGCTTGCGGTCTTTGCAATATTCAAAAGATTCGAGACGGTGAGCCACTCGGCGGACGTAGCCTCGCAACCGATGATTTTACGACTTTAGAAGATGATGACTTTCTAGCATAAGGAGCGTGAGTTAATTATGGAAATTGTTATAGCGGTTTTTATTTCAGTGTTTATAGGAGTATTACTTCTTGATTTCACGGTAAAGAAACTCGTGAGTCTTTACGTTGATATTAAACACATTCTAAATAGGAATTAGAAGATTCCTGAAAAACAGGAATTAGAAGATTCTATAAGTGGGGTGGCAGGTTTTCTGTCACCTCTTTTATAAGCTTGGAGGTGATGTAATTTGAAAAATTTGAGTGTGGATTTGGAAACGTTTTCGAGTGTAAATCTTGGTAAATGTGGTGTTTACAAGTACGCAGAATCGGATGATTTTGAGATACTGCTTTTTGGCTACAGTGTGGACGGTAGTGAAGTTCAGGTCGTTGACTTAGCACAAGGTGAAACCATACCCGAGGTTGTGCTTTCTGCTTTAACGGATGAAACGGTGACCAAGTGGGCGTTTAACGCTCAGTTTGAAAGAGTCTGCCTATCACGCTACCTGCGAGATAAAGGCATCAATGTTAACCCCGGTCAGACAGGAAAAAGTGAAGGCCTGTTTTTAAACCCCTGCTCCTGGCATTGCACAATGATCTGGTCAGCCACCCTGGGACTTCCCATGTCTTTGGAAAACGTGGGAACAGTATTGGGGCTTGATAAGCAGAAACTCACTGAAGGTAAGAATCTTATTAAATACTTCTGCCTACCGTGTAATCCTACGAAAGTAAACGGTGGAAGAACAAGAAACAAGTATTTTCACGATAAGGAAAAGTGGGAGCTGTTTAAATCGTATAACAAGCGTGATGTGGAAGTTGAGATGAGTATTCAAGAAAAGCTCTCACGCTTTCCCGTGCCAGACTTTTTATGGCAGGAGTTTTATCTCGACCAAACTATTAACGATCGTGGGATAGGAATAGATTCTCTTTTCGTTGATTCAGCTATAAAACTCGACCAGGAGGTGAAAACGCATCTCATGAGTGAGCTTAAGCATATTACGGGTTTAGAAAACCCGAACTCAGTGTTACAAATGCGCTCTTGGCTTAAAAAGCATGGTCTTGAAATGGAGTCGCTTGGTAAAAAAGAAGTCGCTAAAGAACTTAAGACAGTGGGTAAAGAGTTGGCGGAAGTGTTGCGGCTTCGTCAGCAGCTTGCTAAATCATCGGTGAAAAAGTATACGGTGATGAAAAACGCTGCATGCATGGATTATCGGGAGCGTGGCATGTTTCGCTTCTATGGTGCAAACCGTACAGGAAGGTTTGCGGGAAGGCTCGTGCAATTACAAAACCTGCCACAAAACCATTTGCCTGATCTAGCGGAGGCTAGAAGTCTTGTTAAACAAGGAAATGTTGAAGCTTTGGAAATGCTTTATGAGGATATTCCGGATACTTTATCCCAGCTTATTCGCACTGCTTTTATTCCACGCACGGGATTGAAGTTTATTGTCGCGGACTTTTCAGCGATCGAAGCGAGAGTCTTGGCTTGGCTTGCAGGTGAAAAATGGCGTATGCGAGTATTCGCGGAAGGTAAAGACATTTACTGCTCGTCAGCATCTCAAATGTTTGGCGTACCTGTTGAAAAACATGGAGTAAACGGGCACCTGCGGCAGAAAGGTAAGATCGCGGAACTCGCTCTTGGATACGGCGGCTCTGTTGGAGCGTTAAAAGCCATGGGAGCACTCGACATGGGTCTTAGAGAGGATGAGCTGCAGCCACTTGTTGACGCGTGGAGATCATCTAATCCAATGGTGACAACACTGTGGTGGGACGTGGACAGAGCGGTAAAACAGTGTGTACACGAACACGCATCTGTTCGAACACACAACATCGTGTTCACTTACAAGAGTGGGTTTCTTATCATCAAACTGCCTTCGAAAAGATGCCTTTACTATGTAAAACCACGTGTGGAAGAAAACAAGTACGGTGGCGAATCAGTCACCTATGAGGGTGTTGGGTCTACTAAAAAATGGGAGCGGCTGGAAAGCTACGGGCCTAAATTCGTGGAAAACATTACGCAAGCTATAGCTCGTGACATTCTACTTTACGCCATGCAAACGCTGAAAGAATATCGAATCGTTGCTCACGTGCATGATGAAGCCATTATCGAAACCAATAAAAGCGTGAGTGTTCAAAGCGTGTGTGAGCTAATGGGAAGAACACCACCTTGGGCAGAAGGTTTACTTCTTAGAGCTGACGGCTACGAGTGCGAGTTTTACAAAAAAGATTAAAAAAACCGTCAGATTTTATTCTTTCCCAAGGCTACCTCATAGGAGGTGGCCTTTTTATGAATATGGAAGAACAACGCAAGGTCAAATTACTAAGAGATGAAGGTCTTAGCTATACGCAGATTGCAAACCGTATGGATATTTCCGTTAATACGATTAAAAGCTACTGCAAACGTAACAGCCTGGGCGTAATCCAGTCTATGAAAATACAGACGGCATTATGTGAATCTTGTTCAAAACCAATTAAGCAAAACAAAGGAAGAAAAGTTAAACGTTTCTGCTCTGACGCGTGTAGAAACACGTGGTGGAACAAGCATACACAGTTGGTAAAAAGACAGGCAAACTATGAGTGCACTTGTCTTAACTGCAAAAATTCTTTTATCTCTTACGGTAATAAGACTCGAAAATACTGCTGCCACGCCTGCTATATAGAGCATCGTTTTGGAGGTGAGCATCATGCAAATAAGTAATGATGCTCACGGGCTAAAGGATGTTAAAGCCAGAGCTTGGACAAAAGAGAGTATGCAGGCGGATTTTCATTTTGAAATAGCCGAAAAACTTACCGCTTCACTCTTTAAAAAAGGGCTTATCAGCGAGCAAGAAAAAGAAAAAATAAGCCGTCTTAACAGGGAAAAATTTCACCCGTTTTACAAGGAATTATTGGGCTAAAAGCTTGATAAACACTGCTTTTAGAGTGATGAATAGTATTAGCTGAAAGTGAGGGGAAATAGTGAAAGAAATAATAAAAATAGACTCTACAATACGAAAAACTGGTTTTAAGAAAAAGACGCGGGTTGCAGCGTATGCGAGAGTTTCTAGTGATAGTGATGAGCAGCTTCTCAGTCTAGAAGTGCAAAAGGAGCATTACGAAAACTATATTAAGTCTAATCCATGCTGGGAGTATGCGGGGCTTTACTTTGACGAGGGTATTAGCGGCACGAAAATCGGTAAGCGTGAAAGTCTTAAACAACTGCTTAAAGACTGTCAGAGCGGTCAGATAGACAGGATTATTACAAAGTCTATTAGTAGGCTTGCAAGAAACACGGTTGACTGTCTTGAAATAGTTAGAAAACTTACCGGTCTTGGTATTTATTTGTATTTTGAGAAAGAAAACATTGATACCGAGCATATGAGTTCAGAGCTCATGCTTTCTATCCTGAGTTCTATTGCGCAAAGCGAGTCAAGATCTATCTCGGAAAACAGCATGTGGGCAATTCAAAAAAGGTTCGAAAACGGAAGCTTCATCATTTCCTGCCCTGCGTATGGGTATAAAAACGAGAATAAGAAAATGATTATAGTTCCAGAGCAAGCCAGGGTAGTAAAAGAAATTTTCAACATGGCTCTTTCCGGCATGGGTGGAGAAGCAATAGCACGAGTATTGACCGATAAAAAGATTCCTGCGAAAAGAGGAGCTAAATGGTCTTCAACTACCGTGAATGCTATTTTGAACAATAAAACATACACAGGGGATGTGATTTTTCAGAAAACATTTACAGACGATAATTTTAACCGCCATAAAAACTGTGGCGAGAAAAAACAGTATGTTATTGAAAACCATCACGAGGCTATCATCAGTCATGAAACTTTTAATCTTGTAAAAGAGATTATCGCGTGGAGAAGAAATGAAAATAACATAGTATGTGGTAGTGGTAAGTACAATAAGCTTTATGCGTTTTCAGGTAAAATTCGTTGTGGTGAGTGTGGAAGCAAGTGTAAAAGACGAATAATTTATCAACATAATAAGGCGTATGGCATATGGGTTTGTATAACGCATCTTGAAGATATTCATGCTTGTTCACAAAAGTCTGTTATGGAAAGTTATCTTAAAATTTCCTTCCTGCAAATGTTAAACAAGTTAAAAGCAGGATACGTTCAAATATTAACGCCTTTCATAAAAAGCTTAAGAAACGTGAATAGTAAAGACGGTTTGAACAAGGTTATCGAACTCGAAGAAAAAATAGCTAAATTGCAAGAACAAGAGCAAGTACTCAGTAAGCTTTTCGCCAGTGGTTACATTGAGATGGATTCCTACTATCTGGAAAGCAATCAGCTTAAAACGGAAATAGATACTTGTCTTAAGGAAAAACTTAAGCTTTCCAACAGTTTAAACGGTAACTTAACGCACTTAAACGAGGTGCAAAAACTTCAACGGTTCGTAAGCGTCACAGAAGTATTTAGCGAGTTTAAGGATGAGGATTTTCTGGATTTTGTAGACGGCATAGTGGTAAAAAGCAGAACAAGATTTCTTTTTATTTTGAAATGCGGATTGGAATTAGAAGAAGAGGTGAAAGAAACATGGCACGCATCCCATATGGTTACAGAATAGTAGACGGTAAAGCGGTTATAGATGAAGTAAAAGCTCAAGAAGTAAGAGAGTTTTTTCGTTTCTATCTTGAATTTAAAAATATTTCTCAAGCTGCTAAAAAATCAGGTATAAAAAGGGATTGGCCAGTCACGGGCAAAATTCTTAGCAAGAAATTGTATTTAGGAACAGAGTTTTATCCTCAGATTATCGATGAGGATATGTTTAGACAAGTGCAACAAATAAGGCATGAGAATGCTATCAGGAATCATCGTTATAAAGAGCCTAAGCCAATAAAGGAAATTCGGCTTATTACAAGCTACCAGTTAGAAAAGGTAGAAAAGAAATATGATGATCCTTATCGTCAAGCAGTATACGCGTACAGTCAAATCAAGGAGGTGTAAAATGAGTGCCAACGTTATAATCATTCCACCAAGAAAAATAGCGGGGAATACGGTAGATAAGCATGAAGATAAGCCGAGGTTAAGAGTAGTAGCGTATTGTCGTGTTAGTACTGACAGTGAAGAACAGGCAACAAGTTATGATACGCAAGTTCAGCATTATACGGATTATATTTCAAGAAATCCTCTCTGGGAGTTTGCTGGCATTTACGCTGATGACGGTATTTCAGGAACTAGCACGAAAAAACGTGTCGGTTTCAACGACATGATCCACGATTGCATGAGTGGCAAAGTAGACATGGTTATCACTAAGTCGATTAGCCGTTTTGCGAGAAACACTATCGACTGTTTAAAGTTTGTTAGGCAGTTGAAAGACAAAAACATTCCGATTATTTTTGAAAAAGAAAACATCAACACCATGGAAGCAAGTGGAGAACTATTGCTTACTATCATGGCTTCTTTAGCTCAACAGGAATCCGCGTCGCTTTCTCAGAATGTGAAGCTTGGACTTAAGTTTCGCTACCAGGAAGGCAAAGTGCAAATCAACCATAACTGGTTTTTAGGATACACAAAAGACGATGAAGGAAATCTTGTAATTCTTGAACAGGAAGCAAAAGTCGTAAGAAGGATTTATAGAGAATATTTAGAAGGAGCAAGTCTTAGAGATATAGCGGAGGGCCTTGAAAAAGACGGTGTTAAAAACGGTGCAGGGCATTTAAAATGGAATTTATCTAATATTAAAGGCATCTTGCAAAACGAAAAATATATTGGTGATGCTCTTTTACAAAAAACCATCACGACAGATTTTATTAACCATGTTCGTATAAAAAATGATGGAACAGAACCACAGTATTATGTCAAAGATAGTCACACGCCTATTATTCCAAGAGATATTTTCTTTAAAGTTCAAGAAGAAATGTTAAGACGAGCCAACATGTTTAGTGGTGAGGAGAACAAAAAAAGAAGAGTTTATTCCAGCAAGTACGCTTTATCCAGCCTATGTGTTTGTTCTAAATGCGGGGATGTTTACAGAAGAATTGCTTGGAACAATCGAGGAGTGCATTCTGTTGTTTGGCGTTGTTGCACCAGAGTGGAAAATGGTCCTAGTGCTTGTGATGCTCCGACAGTACAAGAGAACGAACTGCAGTCTGCCATAGTGAAAGCCATAAACAAGGTGTTTAGTATATCGGATGAAGTATTGGATACGTTGAAGAATAATATTAGAGAAATTATCGCGGGCAATAATTTAAGTGAGATTGAAACGGTTGATAAAAGAATTGCAGATAAACAAGCGATACTACTAACCTTGCTTAAAGCTAAAAAAGACTACGCGAAAATAGCTGATGAGATTGATGAGCTTAAAGGTAAGAAACAGCAGCTTCTTATAGAAAAAGCAGGTCAAGAAGATGCTAAAAGACGAATCAGAGAAATGGAAGATTTTCTGAAAAGTGAGCGTCACGATATTAGTGAGTATGATGAGAAGCTGGTAAGAAAGTACATCAAGAAAATAAAAGTTTACGAGGACAGGTTCAGCGTAATTTTTAAATCAGAGATTAGTGTTGATGTTGAAAGGGCATCGTAAAAGTCAAAAGAATGTGAGCATTTGAAATGTTACAAAACTCAGCCTAGGGGGAATCCTCTCTAGGCTGCTTTTTGTTTTTATGCTCAAAAACCAAGCTATTAAGCCAATCTTAAACCTTTTAACGATAGCTTTTTCTATCGTTAAAAAGTGCACCCACTATCAATAGTGTGCACTCAAAAAAGTGTAGCTATACTTGGAGTTCTCTCAATCCACGTCGAGAGTGTTGTATTGATGTCTAGGGCTTAATAGGTGGGTGCATTTTTGCCCTTGTGTAGCAGGGGTTCGCGAGGGCTATCGTTAAAAGGTTTAATGCGAAGCAGCTTTAAGCTGGGTTCTTGCGGTTTTTGAGTGCGATTTTGCTGTTTGAGGAAACATATCAACGCTCTAGGGTCGAGTGCACAGGATGGATAACGTTAAAAAGTGCACCCACTTTGCACCCACCCTGCACCCACCTTGTGGAGTGGGAAAATAAGGTTTAGGCTAATTATCATGGAGAAGAAATTTAGGTTTCGTTAGTCTAATAATAAGGAGAGATGGCTATGGATAAGATAGATGAGCTAAATAAAGATGTGATAGTCATCAAACCTAAGCGGGTTGTTAAGGATTATGCGGTTGGGGTTTATGCTCGTGTGAGCACAAATCGTAAAGAGCAGCTGGATAGTCTTTCGACTCAAGTGTCTGGTCTTACTCGTCTTGCTGCTTCTCACATGACTTGGTTTGTTGCTGATATTTTTCTTGATGTTGCTTCAGCTAAGGTTGGATCTTCAAGAAACGAGTTTAATCGAATGATTGATGAGTGTGAGAAAGGTAATCTTGATATTATTCTTACGAAAAGTGTGAGCCGTTTTGGTCGTGATACGAAAGAAGGCTTAGAGGCTATTAGAAAGATTCGATCGTGTGGTACAAGGATTATTTTTGAGACAGATAAGATTGATACAGAAACTGTCGATGATGAACTTTTAATCAGTGTGGTTCAGGCTTGTAGTCAAGCAGAGAATGATTGGCGTAGTGAAAATATACGCTTTGGCTTAAAACATAGAGCTGAAGATGGCACGTCAGGTCTTTATAGTAGGGCTTGTTATGGTTATAAAAAAGATAAGCATGGAATGCTTATTATTGATGAAGAGCAAGCGAAGGTAGTGAGAGCTATCTTTGATTGGTATCTGGAAGGTTTAAGCGTTGTTGGAATTATTGAAAGATTAAAAAGTAAAGGTGTTAAGTCTCCAAAGGGAAAAGATATTTGGAGTAAACGGGCTGTTGAGAGCACTTTGACTAGGCGTAAATATACAGGTGATGTGGCTATAGCTGATTCAGGCGGTTCTGACAGGCAATATTTGTATTCGGATCATCATTCCGGAATTATTTCTAAAGAGAAGTTTGAAGCCGTTGAGCTTGAGATGGCGGCTCGCAGTAATTTGGAAGTTGGAGAGGACGGAACGGTTAAACGCAAGTCTAAGAAATATAGCTCAAAAGGTAAAATGAAATCTGATTGTTAGTATGTGCACGAGGAGGTTTTTAAGGAATGGATAATAAGAAGTTTATCGCAGAGACGAAAGATGTTCGTTTAACGGTGAAACGTGCTGATACTTTTGGCGTGAGCTTTGTTAACTGTGAACAAGATATATTGAGGGTTGAGGAATCGCAAAATGTTATAAGGCTTATTCAAACTAAAAAAGTCTCAGCTTCGAATTGGCTGAGGTGGCTTACTCAGGGTATGCCTGAAATTGTTGTGAGTTTGCCACATGATGTGGAAGTTTGTGAGGTTGAATCTGACTCTAATCAAGTGCTCATCACGGATATTGAGATTGGTAAGCTTTATGTAGAAGTGAACAATGGCAAGGTAGAAGTTGTTAATTTGAAAGCGGATGATGTCTTTCTTAAATGTTATAATGGGTTGGCTTCAGCAACAAACGTAGAAGTAACTCATGTTTGTACGCTTGATACGTTAAATGGCATGAGTATTTTAGAAGGAACAATCACCAAGGATGCAAGCCTTGAAGTAGATTGTGAGAATGGTGTCACCGAGGTTTCAGATAAGAAGAAGGTAAACTGTAAAAACGATGGATTTGCGCATTACATGGTGCACTGCCTTAATGGGAAAGCTATTGCAAAGTAGCAGACATATAGATCAAAAAAGAAGCAATAAAACTTGATATAAGTTGGAATTAGAGCGTATATAGACATACCGATAAAGGAGGAAGCCGTATATGCTCTATGTAAAATTTGATGATTTCGAAGATGTTAGCGTCATGGGAAATGAGAAAGACCATGGAATGTTTATTCCAATTAAGGATGGAAATGTGTATGCTGAGTGCGAACGGTGCGGTGTGGTTGAAAGGATCACCTCACCATGCGAATTCATTGCTAGCACATTTAGGTCAAGAGTGAACTTCAATGAAGGTTATGAACTTTGCGAGAAGTGCTTGCAAGAGGTTGAGTTTGTTACTGTCGCTTTGAGAACTGGAAAATTACCTAATCGAGAATTGAAATAA